CGCCGCCAGGTCGACCCGGCACTGCTTGTCTCCGAACTCGGCGCGGCACTCGGCCGACGTCGCCGGGCACACCGGCGCATCCAGCGCCGCCGCGGCTCCGCGCAGCTCGGCCGAAAATGAGTCTCCATCGATGCTGACGCTGCCGATCTCGCCGGCGATCAGCTGAATCGGCGCCGCATTCCCGTCGCGCCAGTCCGCAACCGTCATCCGCACCTGCGCTCCGTCCCAGCGGCCGAGCGACAGGTCCGCCTCGTCGAGCGCCGCGCTGCTGAGCGCTCCCGCCGCCTCCGCCGATTGCGGGTCGAGTCCCAGGCTCCGTGTCACCGATGCCGGAGTCATCCCCGGCGCCGGTTCGAAGCGCGTCGCTTCGCTCGCGACCGGCTCGTCATGGCTGGTGAGCGCGATCCCCGCGCCATCGAGCCGCTCGACCCGCCAGCACAAGGCGAGGCTGGTCAGCTCGCCGTCCGCAATCCCCATGGTTCAGGCCTCGCGCACTTCGATCAGCGGCACGGACGGCGCTTCGCCGGCGAGGAAGGTCGAGCGATTGACCTCGATCTGATCGTTCGCGAAGCGCACCGGCACGTCGAACAGGAAGCCGGCGCTGACTGCCGCTCCGGCCGCCGGCGGCACGTCGAAGCGGATGATGCCCTGATCCTCCAGCGTCCAGCCGCTCGCCAGCTCGGTCCCGTCGACCGCGACGCGGACGGTCCCCTCAACCGGCCGCGTAATCCGCCGCTGCTCGCCCGTTCCATATGCCTTGAGGAGCGCGAAGCCGTCGGCCGAACCGTCGCCCGTCCCCAACGGCTGGTCGGTCGCGGCCGGCACTCCCGTCATCCCGCTGGAGCTATTGTCGTAAGGATCGCGAAAGCGGAATGCCGCTCCCGGCCCGCGACGCGCCCGAAAGAAGGACAGCAAAGCTTCCAGCTCCGCATCACCCCGCACCCCGGGACCGGCGTCGAAGTGCAGCCGCGCCTGCGCCCAATTGACGTTGCGCGCCTCGAACCCGCTCGCGCTGGTTACGACGTTGGTCGAGAAATTGGGCGCGACGCTCGCCTCCTGGCCGATCTCGATCGGGAACAGCACATCGTCGAATGGCGTCACCGCCTCCTCCTCTCCGAACAAAGTGACTCCGTCGCGAAGCACTTGCGGCAGCGCCCAGACAAACACCTCCGCACAGCCGCGCGATCGTGCCTCGAGCGCGGCCGCGACGATCGGCCGCCATTGCTCGCGCTGCCCCGGATCGGCGACGAAGCCGGAAAAATAATGCTGCTCTGCAACCGCGTAGCCGAGCCGCGCCTCGACCTCCGCATAAGCCGCCGACCGTGCTGCCGACCGCCCGCCGGTCACCCACTCATAATCCTCGCACTGGAGCACATCGAACGCCGGCTTGACCCAGGCGGTCGGCAAGTTGGCGCGCTTCGCCTCCGGCGCCCGCGGATCGAGCACTGTCGGCAAATAGGTCAGAAGCAACGTCCTTGCGCTCGCCGATGCCTGTTTCACTGCGGCGGTGATTGCCGCGGTCGACGAAGCGAGCAGTGCGCCCGCATCGTCGAGAAGCTGTAACTGCACCGGAGAAAGCGCAGCCCGCACGTCATCGATCACGGGCGGATCCCCGCCGAGCGCCGCTTTGGCCGCATCGTCGTAAAGGCAGATCGTTCCGTTCGGCGTTACCCACCACCACGGCTCGCCGATCTGCACCTGGGGCGTCAGTCCCGCCTCCTCGGCAATGCCGACGAGTTCGACTGTGACATTCTGCAAGAACGTCATTGCGTCGGCGTTCGCTGGCGACAACAGCGCAGACGGCGGACTCCACGCCGTCAAACCGGCGGTCCCGTCCGGCGCGCGCTGCTTCCACGCCTCGGGACAGGACGTGTCGAGGATCTCGTACGAGATCGACCAGATCAGCTCATATTCGTGCGCCTTCGCCGCCCGCGCGAATTCGCGGTGCCAAGCGAGCGCGGCACTGTTGAGCGTGCGCGCCGGATCGACCGCACCCGAGCCATCGAGCGCGAAATAATGGCTCATCCCGATGTAGTGGTTGATCGGTCCGCGGTAGCCGAGCCGCTCGATCGCCTGCACCACCCGCTCCGGCGGCAGGTCGTAAAGGTCGTCGTAACCGGTCGCGATCCGCAGCTGATGCTCCGGCACCACGGCGTCGTTGACCAGAAGCACGCTGCCGGCGCCGTCGCACGCGATATTGCTGATGGTCACGCTGCCTTGACCGGGCCCAGCGAATAGCGCTTGTGAGCCTTCGACATATCCCGGCGCCACCAAGCTGATGAACATCCGGTCGATCCGCTTCGGGTCGACGCGAACCGCCTCCGCCGGCAGGGTGAACCCACCGTCGAGCATGTTGAAGTCGAGCGCGATGTCCGCGCTTTCACCGGTGCCGCTCGCATAATTCCACAGCCGCACCAGCCAGGTCTGCGCATTCCCGTCCGCGTCGCTGCCCTCGATCGTCAGCGTCGGCCCGTTGACCGCGTCGAGCGGGATGATGCCGCTCGATTCCCAGCGGAAGCTCAGCGTACAGTCCGAATAATCGCCGCTCGTCTCGCGGGCATGCGCCGGGTGCGCGCGGCCGTCGGCGCTTTGCCAGATCAGCCCGACGAGATCGCCTTCGCGCAGGAACTCGCACGCGATCGACAGTCCATGTCCGTCGCCAGTGGTGATCGCGCTCGCTACCGTTCCGCGCGGAAAGTCGATCGTCCAGTGAAGCGGATCGAAGCGCTTGACGAACGTGCGCGCAATCTTCGCGTCGGGACGCGTGAACCACAGGTTCATTGGCGCTGCGCCAGTGCGGAGCGGATCGCTCGCGCGACTTGCCTGCTCGATTGCCGAAGGACTTGCGGATCGGCGGGCGCGGGTGTCTGAATCGAGATCGCCACACGAACGTCGCGCGATCCGCGCCCGCTCGCCTGCTCGATCCGCCCGCCGTTGGACGGCACGAATAGCTCGGGCCCGTTCTCGCCGACGACGTAGGAACGGCCCCCGCTGACCGGACCGCCGGTAGCGCGTCCGGGTGCGCCGACGAGCGACGCGATCAATCCGCCGAGCCCGTTGACCAGGCTTGCGCCGAAGCTTCCGCCGCCGCTTGTCTGGAACAGCGCTCGAAGTGACGCCTGCGCGATGTCCGACATCGCCGCGAGCGCGACCTTCTTGAGGTCGTCGAACCCGGTCTTGCCGTTCAGGATCGCATTGGCGAGCGAACGGTCGATCAACCGTCCCGCGCGCCCGGCGCCGGCGACCAGCGGTCCCTCGAGCTCCCCGCGCATCGATGCGACATCGCGCGCAAAGCTCGCCGTATCAGCGCGCACGCCGACAACGAGCGTTTCGATCTGCTCGTCCATCAATTAAGCTTTCTGCATAAGAATTGACTTGTTCACGCCCACCGGCGCTGGCTAGCTGTCCGCCGGAGGCCAGTCCGAGTGCACGCAGTGGTTTGGGTGATCGCCGTTGTTGGTGAGCTAATTTTCAGTTTCACGCTCTTCTATGGCGTTTTCTACGGCGCTCGGATGACCCAGCCGAAGCTTGCCGGGCTCCTCCTCGGCGTCGTCCTCTGGGCTTTTATCCTGGGCGGCCTGGCTGCACCCTCCGGAGTGTCGATTCTCTAGTCGGGAAAGCGTTGGCGAAGCGCGTCGATCGTCTCCGCGTCGAGTCCATCGCATGAAGCGCCGCTGACGCTCAGCACAAGCGCGAGTTCCGCCGGGGTCGCATCCCAGAACTCGTCGGGACGCCAGCCCAGCAACCGGCTCGCAAAGGAGCACAACCGCGCCGCCGCCTCTCCAAACCTCATCGTCCTTGGAGGATCTGAGCAAGGATCAGCTTCAGCACCGGCGTGATCTTCGCCAGTCCCTTCTCGACCACCGCCTCGCCGATCCGCTCGCGCGTGATCGCTTGCGCGCGCGCCTTCGAGAGATGGTCGAACAGCGCCGCGATCTCGCCGAGCTTCAGCGCTCCCGCGGCCGCGCGTTCGACCAGCTCGAACAGCGATCCCAGCTCCTCCTCAGCCGCGACGAGCGCGCCGAACGTCGGTCGAAGCACTAACGTCTCGCCCGCAACGTCCAGGCTCGCCTCGCCGCGAAAGGGATTGGCGGCGCTCACAGCGACACCACTTCGCCCGAGCTTTCGAGCGCGATCGTGTAATTGCGCTCGCCGTTGAAGTCGCCCGCATATTCGAGCCTGGTCACCAGGAACTCGCCCTGCATCTGGTCGCCGCTTTCGAAGCTCAGCTGATAGTTTTCGAGCGCGCCGGACAGTGCCAGCGCCTTCACCTGCGCTTCCGCCGCGCTTCCGGTGAAAATCCCGCTCGCCGCGACCGACACCGATCGCACGCCCGCGCCTGACAGCAGCTCGCGCCATCCGCCACTGCCCTTGTTGGTGATCTCGACCGCATTGCCGTTGATCGACAGCTGAGTCGTCTTGAGCCCCGCCACGGTCGAATAAGTCGGCGTCGCCGCGCCGTCGCCGATCTTGAGCAAAAACGCGCTCCCGCGTTCCGCCGCCATAATCTTCTCCTTGCAGTTAGCCCTCTACCGCTTGCGGGAGAGGGAAAGAGCAGCGCAGCTGCTCAGGGTGAGGGTCTGTCGTGCGAGCCGCGCCTAGGCCGCGGCGAGCGTCCGCGCCCGGAAATCCACCGCCGCGGCCCACGGCCCGGCCACGTCCCGAACCACGCGGCGCCGCACGAGCTGCATCGTCACCAGCTGCCATCCTTCGATTGAGCCGAGCGACGCCATGCTTCCTTCAACCGCGTCGGCGAGCTGGTGCAGCCTTGCCGGCTGGTCGTCCCAGATGGTGATGGCGACCAGCACCTCACGGCCGAGGCCGCTCTTGTGGCTCCAGTCCGTTTCCGTCGTCGCGTCCAACGCGACATAAGGAAAGGCCGCGCGCGCCGGCGGCCCGTCGAACACGCCGGTGAGCTCGCTGATGGCCGAAAGAGCGCTCGCGATGGCGCTCTGCAAGGCTCCGCCCGCGCTCACTTCAACCCTCCTGAAAGAAACCGCACGCTCGGCTCGGTCAACCAGCGCCGGAAAATGCCGCGGCCGCTGACGCGCACCTGCGCGCCATCGATGCTGACCGATCTGCTGCCGAACATGATGCGCAGCTGCCGGGCAATCCGTTGCACCTGCCGCGCCTGCGCGCGCCCTCCGATCTCGGCGCCGCGCGCGAGCAGCCTCTCCATCATGACCGCACCTCTTCGCAGATCATCGCGATCCGGTCCTTCGTTCGCGGATCGTCGAGCATTTGCCGGACCATCATCCTTCGAGCGCCCCAGCTGATCCGCTGGTCGAGCGCGATTCCGTCGCGCGCGCGGATCGTCACCCGGTAGCGCGGCATCGCGCTCAGTGCCTGCCCTTCGCTTTGTTGCCCGACGTTCGCCAGGACGACCGAAGCGAGACAGCGGCAGACCTCCTGCCACCCCGGTTCCTGAAGCCCCATGGCGTTGCGCACGGAGACCGGCTGCTCGATCAGGATGCGCTCGCGCAGCGTGCCCGCAAACTCGCTCATCGCCGGCCCCGCCGCACTGTGGTCGCGCCTGACATCAAGATACCCTCATGCGCCGGTACGGCCGCCACAATGCGGTGACTGCCGCGGGCGGCTCCCCGCCGCTGCCGTCGCGGTCGGTGAAAAGATGCGCCACGAGCCGAAGCACGCCCTGGCGGATCGGCTCGGGGACGCCGTTCTCGTCGTCGGCCAAGCCCGCCGTCCCGCCGACCCGCACGCGCGTCACGGTTCCCGGCCGCGGCAGGCGAACCCAGCCGTCGCCGGTCCCATCGATGTCCACCGCGAAGCTGCCGGCCGCCAGCGCCGTCGCGGTCCCGTCGGTGGCAACAGAGTCGACCTCGCCGATCGAGCGCACCGGCGTGACCGGGAGCCGCTGCCAGCAGCAGCTCGCGGCAACATCGCATTGGAACGGGCGCGCGATCACGACCTGGTCGAGAAAGGATTCGCACAGCGCGCTCGCCGAGCGGATCAATCCCGCGAGCAAGGCCTCCTCCTCGCCCGTCTCGATCCGCAGATAGGCTTGCGCCTCGCTCAGTGTGACGATCGGCGGAGCCGCTCCAGCCCCGCTCATCAGCGCGACTCCACGCGGACGACGATCGAGCGATCGTCGATCCGTCCCGCGGCCGTCGTGATCCGGTTGACCAGGCTGTAGACGTGGCCCGAAACGCCGCCCGCGGCTTTGACCGTCGACGTCGAAGCATCGAAGTCGCTTCCCGCGACCGTCACTCCGCCCGCCTCGTCCGGGACCACCGACCACCCGCTCGCGGCGAGCAGCTCGCCGGCCGCGAGATAATCGGCGCCCCAGTCGATGCTGTAGTCGAGGACCGCATCCGGGTCCTTGAGGAGAAAGCTCATCCTTGCGTCCTTGTCTTGAAGGCTCAGCGCGCTTCGGGCTGCAGCACCGCGTCGGGCTTCGCCGTGATCGTTCGCGCGGCCGGCGCGCGGCCGGCATAGAGCGCGGGCCTGCGGTCGCCGCCGAGCGGCACTTCGGCGATCGCGTTCGCGGCGAGGCTCATGCCGTCACCGCCTTGATCACCGCGAACCGGACCACGATTGCCTCGGCGAGCGATCCGCTGCTGACGTTGGTCACGTCGATCGTCACCGACCCCGCGGTCGCGCCGTGCGCGTTCAGCGCATAGGCGCCCGTCGTCCCGCCCGAGACATGGTTGAGGATCAGCACGTCGCCGGCAGCGACCTGGCTGTTCGTCAGCTTGAACGACACGGTCGCACCTGGCGCGATCGTATCGGCCGTCATCGTGATTTGGCCGGACAGCTTGTTCAGAGTGACGCCGCTCGACTTGCTCGTCGCCTGCGCCACCGTGCCTCCGGCGCCGGCGGCATAGCCCACCCCGCCTCCGGTGGAGGTGATCGACCCGGTGCACGACAGCGGAGCGAGGAACTGGAAGCTCGTCGCAACCCCTTCGGCGCCGAACTGCAGCCTGGTGCCGTTGAGGAAGAAGCCGTAGCCCTGCCTTGCGCCGCCGCTGTTGAATGTCTCGATGAGGCCGGCGCTCGCCGCCGGAGTGAGGGTGATTCCGCCCGAGACTCCGTTGAGATTGAGTACCCCGACCTTGCCGTCCGGCCCGGCCCTGATGTGAACCGGCTCGAAATGGACTCCGACCGCGCTGCCGTCGCAGAACGGCACCGACGGATAGCCGGCGAGGCCCGGGCTGATCGCCGCGATTCCATAGAAGGCGCCCGATCCCTGGAGCGGCGTTGCCGACCCGGAAAAGGAGCCGCCGATGATCGTCACCGTTCCCGGCGCGCCGGAGCCCTTGATCGTCGCATTGCCCGCGCTGGGTGAGAATTCTCCGCCCGTGATGACGACTTGCGACCCTCCGACCCCGCGGCCGGCGAGCGTGTCGTTGCTCAGCGAGATGATCTCGCTCCACTGGCTCTCCGCATAGATGCCCTCGATGCCAAGGCCGGCGACGCCCGCCGCGCGGATCGCGTTGATCCCGCCGTTGAAATCGCCGCCGCGGATGAGATGGGCCGAGCCGCCGTCGTCGACGATCCCGTACGATCCGGACATCACGTTGAGATGGCAGTCACGGATCGTCACGACATTCGTGAAGGTGCCCAGCGCGTCGGGGTTGAGGTCCGGCCCGTTGACGATCCAGATCCCCGCGCCGCCGTCATAGAATGAGCTTGGCTCGCAGCAGTCGATGACCACGTCTTCCGACTGGTCGAGGATGATCCCCCACTTGCACCCGGTCAGTTCGCATTCGCGCACGAGGATCGTATCGCCCGATTGCTGGTAGAAGCCGGCGCCCTCGTTCGCTCCGCTGACATTGTCGATCCACAGCCGCTCGATCGCGATATGCGCAGCCGTGGTCGTGTTGATCGGGCACTCGCTGTAGAGGATCGAGCCGTTCCTCACGCTCTCCGCCGGTGTGCTGCCGCCGCCGCCCGCGTGGGTGCCGACGATCCTCGACGTCCGCCGGCCGGTGCCGACCAGGGTCGTGAACGGGTACACAGTCAGGTACGAGCTCACCTTGTACGAGCCTTCGGGGAAGAAGACCTTTCCGCCGCCGATGCTGTTCACATGGTCAAGCGCCGCCTGGATCGCGGCGGTGTCGTCACTGCCTTCGCTGAGGTCGCTGTTGGCGTCGCCGTTCGCCCCGAACCATTTGACGTTGAAGCCGCCGCTCAGCTCGAGCGCCGCTCGCGCGTCGTCCGGCGTCGCTGCGGCGAGCAGCGACTGGCCGACCGCGGTTGCGCTGCCGATCAGCGCCTGGGCCTGGGCGAACCATTCCGACGCCGCGACCAGCGCGATCGATTTGGTCCCGGAGGAAAAATTCGTCCGCGTCCCGCCGAGCGGATCGCGGCTGACCGTCCCGTCCGCCTGAAGCGTGCCGCGGCCGACCTCGGTTTCGGCCGGGAATTCGATGTTCGAAGCCGAATAATAGAAAGCGTCGCCGGCCTGGCAGGCGTCGGCGAAGCTCGTGAAGCCGTTGACCGCGGGGCCGAGAACGAAATCGTCCGTGCCGACGGTGTCGGAATAATTGCGCACGAGATCGACGAACTTGGGCTGAAAGGCGTCTGCCATTCGCGCTCCTCACTGAAATGAAAAGCCCCTCTCCGGCTCGCGGAAGAGGGGTTTGAACACAGTGGGCCGGCCGCCACCCAGGCAGCCGGCCCTTCGCCGATCAGGCGAACTGCAGCAGCTTGATCGCTTCGGAGTTCACCACCTGTCCGCCGACGCGCTTGGTCGCGTAGAAGTGGACGTAGGGCTTGTGCGAATAGGGATCGCGCAGGATCTGGGTCGCATTGCGCTCGGCGATCACGTAGCCCGCCTTGAAATTGCCGAACGCGATCGACAGCGATCCCGCGGCGATGTCGGGCATGTCCTCGGCCTCGATCAGCGGATAGCCGAGCAAAGTCGCCGGCTGCCCCGCCGCCAGGCTCGGCTGGAAGATGAAGGCGCCCGTGCTCGTCCGGAACTTGCGAATTTCGGCTGCCGTCGTCGAGTTCATCACGAACACCGCGCCCTGGCGGTAGGGCGAGCGTAGCGCCTGGACGAGGTCGATCAGCGCATCTTCGGGATCGGTGCCGGCAAAGCCGCCCGACACGCCGGTTCCGATCGTCTGCAGCGTCCCCATCGGTCGAACGCTGTCGACCGCCGCCGAAGTCGGCGAGCTGAGGAAGCCGAGCGGCTGGTTGACGCCGCTTCCGCCGACGAACGCCGCGCCCTCGGCGCGCGCGAACTCGGTCGCGATTTCCTCGGCGAGCCACTTCTCGACGTCGAACATGACGTCATCGAGCATCTGCTGCGACGCTGCGGGGTTCGCATAAAGCTCGCCCGACGCCGGCACGATCTCGCTGAACGTCGGCGTGTTCGTCTCCGGCCGGTCCGCTTCGTAAGCGACCCAGCCGGACGGAGTGCCGCCGCTCGCAATCAGCTTCCGATAGCCCGCGCTGCCGACCTTCACGACGTTCGCGATTCCCCGGATCGGCGAGATCGCCATCAGCGTGTTGTCGATCTGCGCGTCGATTTCCTGCGGCACCGCATAGCCGCCGATCGCGCCCGACGAAGAGCCGAGCGCCTTGGTCTCGAGGCCCGTCTCGATCCCGCGCCGGACGTACTGGTCGACAAACGCGGAAGCCTCCGCCGACTTGACCCCGTCGAGCGCCGGCCGCTGCGCCGCGATCTCGCCGGCGGCGATCTTCGCCTTCAGCGTGTCGAGCTCGACCTTGAGCGCGGCGACGCCGTCGTCCTCGCCCTCAAACTGCTCGAACGACTGCTCGAGCGCATCCGCCTTCACTTCCACCATTCACTCTTCTCCCGTGCAAAACCCAAACAAAAAGGGCCGCGGAAACCCGCGACCCTCGTCACCTCACCTTCGTCATCCCGCCCCTGAGCGGGGATCCGCCTTATTTTTCTTGCTTTGGGGGAGGCTCCAGCTCCCGCGCTGAAATCATGCGATCGACGACAATTTCATAATTAAATACGCCCGTCCCATAATGGCCTTTCACCGCCGTCCGCCGACCGATGAAATCCACATCGTAGAGTCCACCAGGCGGCACCTTCCATGTCCTCGGCCTCGTGTCGGTCAAGCCGAACGAATAGCCAAGCCAGATCTTCTCGCCGCCCGTTGCAAATGAACATTGCTTCGCTGGTGCCGGACAAAATCGCGAGCCCTCGAACTCGTCGCGCCACAGTCCGCGCCATCGTTGCGGCGCAGTCAGCCTGTAGCAAATCTCGGTCATGCTCTTTTTGGCCTCGATTCTGGGATCGTGCATCGCGCGGAAGCACGGGCCCGAGCCAAAGAGCGGCAATCCAGTGAGAGCTTCAACCCGATCACGGTAATCACGGTAGGCACTGACCGGTTCGTAATTGCAGCCCGACACCAAGGCAGCGGCGAACAGAACCAGTGATCTCATTAGCTGATCGTCGCTCACAAAATGATTTCATTCAATCGCATGCACCCGCGCTTTCGGCTGCATCGGGTTGGCGACCAGGCTCACCTCGAGCAGGTCGAGCTCGATCAGCTCGCGCAACCCGGCCTCGCCCTTCGCTTCGCGCACCCGGTATCCAAAGCTCAACCCGTCGACCTTGCGGCTCGCGAGCAGACGCGCCGCGCGCGCGTCGCCGACTTGTCCGATCACGCGCAAGCCGCGCTCGTCCTCGCGCAATTGCTCGACCCGGCCGATCACCGCGCCGGCCTTGTGCTGCCAAAGCAGCGGCACCTCGAGCGCCGGGCTTAGCGCCCTCGCGAACGCGCCCTTGCGGACCACGTCCCCGCCCCGGTCCGGCCGGTCGAACACCGCCGCATATCCCGCGAACCTCACGACCCCATCAAATCCGTCAGCCTGAGGCGCACCGCGATCCCGATCAGCAGCATTGCGAGCACCAGCCTCACCGCCCAGGTCACCACCGCACGCCAGGCGCTGCGCTTGGCGTCGCGCCACGCCGACAGCAGCTCGCGCAATTCATCCATGTCGCGCCGCGCCCGTTCGTCATCCAGGCCGAGCGATGCCAGCGCTCGCCGCGCTCCCG